TGATGATGACTGGAGAAGCTAATGACGATGAAGAAGCAGACGAAAGCTAAGACTAAGACCAAGGCGGAGGCACTCTTTGACTCGTGGCGCAATGATTGGAACAAGTTCTTGGTGGATGTCTTTGACGTCAATCTAGACGAGGAGCAAAGGGCGATTATAAGTGCTGTACAGCGTTACCCAAGAGTAAGCGTGCGCAGTGGCACGGCTAGAGGGAAAGACTTCGTAAGTGCTTGCGCTGCGATGTGCTTTATGTATTTAACCCCCCGATGGGGCAAAGACGGAGCATTGAAGCATAACACCAAGGTTGCGCTAACAGCACCGACGGGGCGACAAGTGGGTAATATCATGATGCCCGAAATCGCACGACTATACGCACGAGCAGGGCGCAGGGGCTTTGACCTAGGCAGTACCCTAACTCGTAGCGACATTCGCACCGATAACCCCGAATGGTTCTTGACCGGCTTTAAGGCAGACGAGCATAACCACGAGGCTTGGTCAGGCTTTCACGCAGTAAATACTATGTTTGTTATCACCGAGGCTTCGGGTATCAGCGATGATACTTTCTCCGCCATTGAGGGTAACTTACAAGGCAATAGCCGTATCCTCATTGTATTCAACCCGAACACCTCCGTGGGTTACGCAGCCAAGAGTCAGCGTGACAGCCGTTGGAAGCGTTTTACTCTATCAAGCCTTAGCGCACCGAATGTCAAAGCCAAGAAGACCATTATCCACGGACAAGTAGACTGGGCATGGGTAGATGACAAGGTGAAGGCTTGGTGCACTCCGATAGCCTTTGAGGACATAAACGAAGCCGATGGAGACTTTATATGGGAGGGGCAGGCATACAAGCCTAACGACCTATTCCGAATCAAGGTACTAGGCATTGAACCCAAGGTGAGCGAGGATGTACTTATACCTCCTTCTTGGATAGAGCGAGCCGAAGCCAATTATGCACGATTAGACCTTAGCGGACTTGATAGTGCTATTGTCGGTATTGACGTGGCAGGTATGGGAAGAGACTCAAGTGTATTTGCTTACCGCCATAGAGATGTAGTAAGCAAAATTAAGAGTTTTCAGAGCGGAGGCCGTGCTGAACATATGCGAGTTGCAGGTGAAGCACTCGCTATTCTCAAAAGCGATAGAGGGGCGGTGGTATCTATTGACACTATCGGAGAGGGTGCAGGTGTATACGCTAGGATAGCAGAGGAAGCACCAGCGCACGGCATACAGAGCGAGAGCATTGTATCGTGTAAGTTCTCTGAACGTGCTGTAATGCTAGGCAGACAGCTCAACGATGAAACTGGTCTTTACACTTTTGCTAATATGCGTGCCTATTGCTATTGGTCATTGCGTGAGTGGCTAGACCCATCCAAGAACCCAACGGCATCACTCCCTCCGAATAGTGGAATGCTTGCCGATTGTGCAGAGATACGTTGGTTCTTCAATAGTCGGGGGGATATTCAGATAGAAGCCAAGGAGAACATTAAAGAGCGTTTAGGACGAAGTCCTGACGTAGCGGACGCACTCGCTAATACCTTTCACCCCGAAGCCGTAAGACGCTACAGCGAGGGCAAAGACTACGAACCGCCTACTTACCTAGTTGATGATATTCTAGCCTAGAGGACAGAGGGCGCAAGCCGTCAAATACCCCTATCTTTTCTAATTAACTTTGTACTAACCTTAAAACCTTTATACTACTATGTCTATTGACGAGATTTTACTATTACCGCCAGCACTCGCTATACCTATGCTCAAGAGGAGGAGGACACCTTCGCCAGATGTTGAGAAGCTCAAGGGCGAGTATGACCGCACCAAGCACCCAGTGATGAATAAACAGCTATACCCCGACAAGATTACGAGCAAGGGTATAGAGCGTGTTACACGCATTACGCTAGGTTGGCAGAAGTTAGCAGTAAATAGAATGTGTTCTTTGCTCTTTGGTCTATCGGCTAAGCGTGTCTATACCGCTGAAACTGATGAGGAGCAAATGGCCGCGGATATTATGGAAGACCTTTACGAAAAGAACCATATAGACGCGTTAAACCTAAAGCGAGCAGAGCAAGTCTACTCAGCGCAAGAAAGCATCACAATTTGGTATACCCAAGAGACCGCCACGCTTTACGCAGGGCAGGAGACCAACAAGAAGATACGTTGCAAGACTTTCTACCCCTTTGACGGCACTCGCATTTATCCGCACTTTGACGAGATGGACGACTTAACCGCCCTTAGTTGGGAGTATTCACGAGGAGCAGGCAAGGACGCAATAACCTACTTTGAAGTGCTTACCGCTGATAGACATTTGCGCTACTCATTCAACGCAGGAGGTACTATTGCACTAGAGCTTGATGAGGCGCACACGCTTGGTAAGATTCCAGCTATCTATGTCGGGAGGACTGAACCTATCTGGGAAGACCTTAGCGAAAATGTCTACGAAGCCGAGTGGGCTTTGTCAAGGCAGGGTAATTACATTCGCAAAAATTCAGCACCGAACTTTGTCCTATATAGCGATAATAACGTGAAATTTGCCCAGCCGGTTACGAGGGTTGCCCCCGATGGCAAGACTAAGCAGGTACACAGCGCAGACGACAATAACAGCTCTAAAAATATACTTCGCTTTGGTAAAGATGATAGAGCCGAGTTTATCACGTGGCAGGGTGCTACAGACGCTTTGCGCTACCACGTAGAGGGCTTAAAAATTAACTTCTTTAGTGAATTGCGTTTGCCTGATATGAGCGCAGAGAACCTCAAGGGGGGCAACCTTAGCGGAGAAGCGCGCAAGATGATTTTCCTAGAGGCTCAGCAGAAAACCAAGGACGAGAGCGGTATTTGGTATGAAGCTCTAGCCAGAGAGTGTAATGTCATTAGGCAGATGCTCAAAGCGCGATACCCAAGACTAGAGAAGGCTTTTGAAACGCTCAAGGTGGAGCATATCATCACACCTTATCAGATTAACGATGATAGAGAGACAATCAACAACCTAACGAGCGCAACGGCAGGGCGCATAATGTCTAGGCGCACCGCTATTCAGCAACTCGGATGGGTGCGTGATGTAGATGATGAGCTTGCGCAAATTCAGCGTGAAGAGCTAAACGAAGACTTCAATGAAGCAACAATCTAACAAGGGCGATAAGAAGAAGCTCAAACTCCGCAAGCTCAAAGCCAAGTTATCCGAGAGAGACAAACAGCACGCAAGGGGCATTATGGAGGTCTCACGAGCTATACAGCGAGACTTTGAGCGTAAGGCCGAAGAGCTTGTAACCTTTGTTGCATCTTTACCCGAAAGCAACAACCTAGGGGATAGTGCTTTTACCTTTGCCCGAAATAGGGCTTTAGCCGTAAGGGCGGAGAAGATTATCCGAGAGCTGAACGCAACGACCACTAAGCGAATACTAGCCACCATTCGCAACGCTGAGAGGCTTAGCGCGGAGAAGTACCAAAGTATTCTAGATGTCTACAAGACTAGTGAGGGGACATTCTCAAGCATTATTACACCCGACTATACACGAGAGCTAAGTAAGCGTGTTTGGGCGATTGGCGAGCAGTTCGGTAAGGAGATGGAGCTAGCCATCGACACGGCTCTACTCAACGGAACGAGTGCGGCCGACCTTAGCCGAGATGTGCGAGGACTACTGAAAGAGCCTCACAAGCTATTTCGCAGGGTGCGTAATGAGAGAGGAGAGTTGCAACTATCAAAGGCAGCGCAAGCCTACAAGCCCGGCCAAGGCGTGTACCGCAGTTCATTCAAGAATGCTATGCGCCTAGCCTCAACAGAAACCAATATAAGCTATCGGTCGTCCGATTACGAGCGTTGGAATGCGCTTGGTTTTGTGCAGGGCATTGAGATTGATTTAAGCAACAACCACCCAGTGTATGATATTTGCGATGAACTGAAAGGAAGATACCCAAAGGACTTTAAGTTTGTAGGCTGGCACCCACATTGCCGTTGTATTGCTACCCCGATATTACCCGACCCTGACAGATTTGAAAAGTATTATCTAGGGCAGGCCGACACCCCCTCAGATGCTGAAAACGATGTAACCGAGATGCCCAAGAACTTCAAGCGATGGGAAAAAGAAAACGCAGGCAGGATAACCAAAGCCGAACTAAAGGGCAAGTTGCCCTACTTCCTACGAGACAACCCACACCGCAGAAGCAATGGCAAGGAGACTACAAGAAAGAAAGAAGAGGGTAAGACTAAGAAAACTAAAAGAGAACGCACAGAGAAAGAGCGGAAAGAGATACAACAGCGTTGGGATGAACGGAAGAAGCTACACGCTTATGCGGACGAGCTACCTAAGAATATAGGTGAGCAAGAACGTTATGCTATTGCTCACAACAACATAGAGATAGAGAAAGCCCTAGGAATAACCAAAGGTAAACCTATGACTATTGATGAAGCTGATAAGCAAAGTGCAAATCCAAACTATCAGCCCAAGTATATACGTGATGACTTAGGGAGGTATAGGAATAAATATGATGGCTTGCGCTATTCGTTAAATCCCAATTACCGCGAGAATAGAGATAAACCTTACCAAATTAATTGTCAAACGTGCGTACCTGCATTCGAACTAAGAAGAAGAGGCTTTGACTTATGGGCTAAGGGGAAAATAGAGGGGTCTTTATCTGAATATATAGCTAAAGGGAGGTCGTTTGAATTATGGAAGAATACCGACGGCTCAAACCCCAAGCCATCATATATAGGGGAGTGGATGGATAGAAATGAGTACAAAAGAATGACACCTAAGAGATATAGGGACTTTTTTGAAGAAGCATGTAAGGAAGAGGGTACTTACGTCTTAACTATCGCATGGAAGGGTGGCGGAGCACACGCTACAGTATTACAAAGAACAAAAAAAGGCGAACTTATCCACATA